TCTCCGCTACTCAGACGACTCGCTCTGGCTATGGTAGTAGTGATGTCGATCTTACTGACACAAGTGAGTCCTTTGGTCTTCCAGCCACTGCTGATCTTATGTTTGCTCTTATATCTACTGAGGAACTCGAAGCGTTGGGGCAGATAATGGTCAAACAATTAAAGAATAGATACAATGATCCAACTTATAATCGGAGATTTGTGATTGGAGTTGATCGAACAAAGATGAGGTTATATGACTGTGAACAACAAGCACAAGATGATTTGCTTGACAGTGGCCAAGAGGTAGAGTATAATGAAGAAGATAAAACAACAAAGAAATTTGCCGAGTTTAAGTTTTAAAAATGTCTGGAGATTACAACACTCACAACGATCAACAAGAAAACATCAATTACACAGATCACACCGTTGACCTTTCTAAGTACGCTGTATTCGTGGATGGTGTCACATCCGATCCCAGTAGGGATTATCAATCTTTTGTTGAAAGTTTGGATGACCTTGACGGACAGGGTTCCAATATTCACAGACTTCTTACTGCTGCTGTTGGTGTCAGTGCTGAGGGTGGTGAGTTTATGGAGATCGTTAAGAAGATGGTTTTCCAAGGTAAGCCTTGGAGTGACCACAATCGAAAACATCTTGTTATTGAGTTGGGTGACGTTATGTGGTATGTAATGCAGGCGTGTATGGCACTCAACATCACACTTGATGATGTGATTGCTGGTAATGTAGAGAAGTTGAAGAAGAGATATCCAGGCGGAGAGTTCGATGTTTACAAATCAGAAAATCGTTTGGAGGATGACTTATGATTAACTTGCGTGATCAGATTCTAAAAAGTCAAATCGCATACTATAATGGTTTGATTGCAAAACATCAACAGAATGTTGAGATATATTTGAATCAACCTGTGGGTATCGGTGAACATTCAGATGTGATGGGAACAATCGATGGTGAGATAAATGCGATTGCACAAGCACATGAAAAGATTGAAATTATAAATCATTATTTTCTTAATAGATAATAAATAACTAGAAAGTGATGTTGAATAATGGGATTAGAGATTTCCGAAGCTATGTACGCTGGTCTATCAAAAATGGACAGCACAGTATTACAGGAGGCTGCAACTGACGCTGAAAAATTTAATGATCTACTTCCAAAGACTATTAGATCTTTTTCAACCAGTGCGATTGATGCTGATGGACTTATCAACAGTTTCGTAAAGGAAATAAATTCTCTCATGGAAGAGAGAGCTAATGCAAGTGTACAAGATAAAAATAGAAAAGCCGTATTTTCAGATTTAGCAGTTGGTATATCCGCTGTGTTACAAACTAGAAAAGACCTTGGTGTGGGCATACCAGATCAAGTATTCATGACAGGTAATACATGGCCTTCAGAAGTTGCACCTTTTAAAATTGCAGCTTTCGGGATGGATGACTATAATTCTTCAGACCTTATACTGAAATATGGAAATCTTTACTATGGTATATCCTTAAAGAAAAAAGCATATGCTAGTGCTGCTTCACCTACATTAATTAATAATGCATTTTCTTCTTTCTTTCAAGGATCAGAATTTACTAAATTCATCATGGAAATGACACAGGCTAAAACAAAGTTTTTTGCTAAAGTGATTTACGATGCTTGTACAGATAATACTCCAAATAGTCCTTTTTACGTTCCAGAGGCAAATGATGGGAAAGGTGGTACGATACTTGAGTGTAATCAAGTGTATCAAACTAAAGGAACTAAAAATTTAGTGAGTCAAAAATATACAATCAGTGGAATGAAATTGCAATCAGATGGAACATTAAACATTCAAGATGCTAGAAAAATTTTAGATGTCCGAGTAGATATATGGAGAAAAAGTAAAAAAGGTGATTGGGAAATTAAAAAAAATGTTAAGTTACTTCAACTAAAAGATATCAAAGCTTTAACTCGTATTTCAAATGAATTTCCGACAGAGTTTCAAACTCGATTTAGAAAGTATGTTAATGAATCCTTGTACGCAAAGAACGGAAAAATTTCTGAATTATGGACAACCTTTGTTAGTATCATGAATGATGATCGACCTAGACAAGGTGGTAAAAGCATTAAACAAATGATGGTTGATAGTCTTTTTACTCGAATATTGAAACTAGATCTTTATAAAAAATTAGAGGAAATAAAAAGAAACGATTTTAGATTTTACTTAGTTACTGGCTCTGGGAGATCTCTTAAACCTAGAGGCTCAGAAATTTATGAACCTAAAGTTGAGCAAGGCACTACCAAATCATTAACGAGTATTTTAGCTAATCTAGCTGAACTATGTCCTGATGATTGTCAAAAGTCTATAGAATTTGAAGAGGCTTCTGAAACACAGGCTTCTGTAGCATTAACTTTATTTGTAACTCCAAAAGGAACAACTAATAAAGTGCCAATTTTAAATATTAAGTTAAGATATGGTGGAGACTTTAGTGCTTTCCCTCGTTTTGAAGCGACTATCACCAAAGAATTTATAGCATATGGAAAAAAGAAATCAAAATGAAGAATACACACTTAGAACACTTAGAGGATAATATTTTAAATGATGGATCAAGAGGTGGAATGGAAGCAGTTGCTTTTCTTCGTTCTCTTGGAGATATGTTAGATCAGGGTGCAGCAGATGCTCGTGTGACTGTGAAGTGGGATGGAGCTCCTGCTGTGATATGTGGTATCAATCCAGACAACGGAAGATTTTTTGTAGGTACAAAATCTGTATTCAATAAGGTAGGCCCAAAGATCATGTATTCAGAGAATGATGTGGATAGTATCTATCCGCCTGGGCAACTTGCAGAAAAATTAAAAGCATCTTACAGATATCTTTCACAACTATCAATCCCAAATGTGATACAAGGTGATTTGTTATTTACTGATGATAAGTATGAAGCTGTGATAGGTGGTGAAAATTGTATTGCATTTCAACCAAATACAATTGTGTATGCAGTTCCAAAAGATAGTGACATTGGAGAGAAGATAGATCAGGCAAAGTTTGGAATCGTATTCCACACTTCATATTCTGGTAGAAGTTTAGATGCAATGTCCGCTAGTTTTGGTGATATCAACGTTCAAGGTAACACAGATGTTTTTGTAACATCATCTGATTTTAAAAATGCGTCAGGTGAGGCAAATATGTCTGCTGCTGAAAAAACAGTTTATACAAATCTTGTTAATAAAACTGAGGGATCTCTAAAACAAGCATCTCGTTTTCTTGATATGATGAAAACGAATGATATGAATAAGTTTACTTTGAATATTATGTTCAAGACTTTCTTTAACAGGTATGTTCGTGAAGGTAAAAGTTTAGTTGGTGCTCGTAATACTGCAAGAGATTTTGCGTTGTATTTTTCAAACGCATTGGATAAAGAAATCGCAACTAAAAAGATGAAGTCTACAAAAGATAAATACTTAGAGCTTAAGAACAAAGGTCTTAAATTTATCTCTGATAATCAACAGTCAATATACATGACTGTCGCATCTTATATGAATTTACAAGCTGCTAAGAATTTTATGATTCGTAAGTTGCAAAAGGTGAATACATTTGGTACATTTCTAAGGACACCAAATGGATATCGTGTGACAGCACCCGAAGGGTTTGTTGCAATCCGATCAGGTAGAGCTCTTAAACTTGTAGATCGTTTAGAGTTCAGTCGTGCAAACTTTACCGCAGATAAAAATTGGGATAAAGGTAATCCCATGCCAGCTCCGAAAATATGAAGAATTTTACATCATTCATAACTGAGGCATTATCCTCTCAGTCAGTCGCAAAACCTGATCCAAATAAGGATGAGGCAGATATGACTGTGGCGTTTGGTCGTTTTAATCCACCTACGACTGGACATGAGAAACTTATGAACAAGGTGAAACAGGTGGCTGGAAAAGGTAATTATGAAATTTACCCATCACGTTCAAGTGATCCAAAGAAAAATCCTTTAGATCCAGAGACAAAGATTGGATATATGCAACAAATGTTTCCGACTCATGCAAAACATATTGTTAATAATCCAAATGCAAAAACAATATTTGATGCCTTGAAGGGTGCAAATGAAAGAGGTGCTAAGTCTGTTAATATTGTAGTTGGACAAGATCGTCAATCTGAATTTCAAAATCTAGCAAACAAATATAATAATAAACTCTACAAGTTTGATCGTATTAATGTGATATCAGCTGGAGATCGTGATCCAGATGGAGAAGGTGTAAGTGCCATGTCTGCATCTAAGTTAAGAAAAGCTGCTGCGGATGATGACTTTGACACATTTAGAACTGGTATTCCACAGAGTTTGAAAGATGATAAAGCAAGAGAGTTATATGCTGCGATACAAAAAGGAATGAAGTTACCGAAAAAGAAACAACAAAATGAAATGTGGAGAATTGCTCCTAAGTTTGATTGGAAGAATCTTCGTGAAAATTACATGAATGGTAATATATTTCGTGTGGGTGATGTTATAGAGAATGATAACACTGGTTTGATTGGTAAGATTATTCGTACAGGTGCGAATCATATCATTGCAGTGACTGAGGACAACATGATGTTCAAATCATGGATCAAGGATATCACTGAGAAGTTCACTGAAGTATCTGGTGTGCCTGCAAATCAAAGAGAAGTTGGAACGGATGCTTTGAGACAGTACACTCAAAGACTTTCACATAATCCTATCATCCTTAATTTTATAAATAAATCTAGAAGAAAACGTGCAAAGAGTAATGTCTAAAAAATTGGATCAATCTTTAGTGGATGCATATGCCTCCATCTATGAAGCGAGAAGAGGTCATGCAGCTGGATCATCAGACTTAGAGAAGCAGGCTTCTCAGTTGGCATCTGACGTTCGTTACAAAGCAAAGGGAAGAGTAAAAGAAGGAACAAACCGAGAAGAGTTGAAGAAAATATATCTAGGACTAATTCAATCTTCACCAGCACCAAATGTTGTAAAACAGATGGCGAAGAAAAAACTTATTGGAGAGGGATATATTTCAGAAGAGGGATATGATGTTGCAAGAGACATGGGAATGGTGAAACCATCTAAGGATAAGAAAGATGCAACCACCATGCAAAAATCATCTACACAAACTGAAAAACAAAAATTAGAAAGACAAAAGAAAGGTGATCAAGCACTAAAAAATGTAGTCGATGATCTTCGTAAGAAGTATGGTAAAAATGTAGTTATGAAAGTGGGTAAGAAAAAGAAAACTAATGAAGAGTTTGTGGGCGAAGAGGGGATTAATAAAGATCCAGCATTTGATATCATGAGACCAGGCGGTGCTAATAGTCCATTCAATGCAGATGGCACTCCAAAAAGAAAATCTTTAAATAAAGTAAGAGGTGCTGCATTTAAAAAAGAAGAAGTAGAAAAGGAAGTGGTTGATGAAATGTCTTGTCCATCTCCAGCAGTAATTGATCGAAAGAAGAAAAAGAAAAGTGGTATGTCTCTTACAAAGGAATCTGTAAGAAATCCTGTAACAGGACTTCCAACTATGAATAAAAAAGACAACTCACCAGACACCAGTAGATTTGATGTTAAAGATCCTAATCAAAGAAGACGCATGAAGGTAGAAGCAATGGATCCTGTTGGTAAGGAAGATGGTGACATCAACAATGATGGTAAGAAAGACGGAACAGACAAGTATCTTGCAAACAGACGTAAGGCAATCGGTAAAGCAATTGCGAAGAAACGTGGTCGTGTGAAGGAAGGATTTTCTGCGTGGAGAATTGAACTCGATTTTCAAGAACAAGTAAAAAAGTAGAAGGGGGACTGGTTTCTCCCAAGTCCCCAAACTGTATAGTGATGCCTGAGAAGGATGGGTCTGAAGATAAGAAGAGTACTAAATCAGTTGTAAATAAGAAACAAAAACAGTTTATGAATCAAGAAGAACAACTTGATCTATCTTCTGTTGCAGAATCTTTTGGTGGAAAAATTGTTGGAGAACCTGTTGAGTTGAATGAAGCCCTACCACTTGCAGCGGCAATACCATATTTAATGGGTGCTGGAATAATAGGAACTGGTGCAGTAGGATATGATAGTTATCAAAAAATGAGAGGTAAGAAGGGAATTTTACCAGACCTAAGTGGAGTAGTAAAGGGAGTGGGAGATACTTATAATAAAGTTAAAAATGTTTTTGCAACAGCTGATACAAGACAACAAAGAAACAAGAAAAGATATTATGACAAGAACGTTGTACGAAACCAACCATTTTCTTGGGGAACGTTTAGAAAGTCCGACAATAATAAAAATAACAAAAACAAAAATAAAAACCGTTTTAAAACATTAAGAGATACTAGTATCGCTGGTACTGTAGGTACACTAATTGGAACACAGACAAAGGGTAGGGGTGGAGGATTTAGACTAGGAGGTCTTCCAGGCACAGCTCATAATGTCGGTAGAAGAACCAATCCACAGTAAGTTGTATATATAGTATTAGTGTATTTTACAGAAAAATGTTGTCATTTTTATTACCTTTCGCATCGAAGATAGTTTCCGATGCAGTGAAAAAAATTCCTGATGATGCTGAATTAGGAGAAAAACTAGTTGAAATTTGTCTAGTGGTTTTAGAGAAAGCAGTCAAGTTGACTAAAACAACTGCTGATGATAAACTACTTGAGGCTGTCAAAGAGGCACTCGTAACTAGAGATTAGTTTTTATAAATATCTCTAGAAATAGAAATTTTACAGGGAAAAGAAGATGCCTTTATGGGGAGCAACTGACTCTGATGAGTCAAAACCTAAGAATCTGACCACAGCCCAGAAGAAACAAGTATTTGCTAATGCAAGTGGTTGGGTTCTTGAGGCTGGTTCTGCTCTTAGTGGTAACGATAATACAGATGCAGATCCAGAAGTTCTGGTTGCAATTGGTGAATTATCAACAAGTATTGGTGCTGCAGACATCACTGAAGTCGAGATGGTCACAACTACTGCTGATAAGTCTGAAGGATTTACAATATCAGTTAGAGTTAGATATAACGAACCAGTTGATGTTGTTACAACAGGTGGTACACCAACACTTGCAGTTACAAACGATAACTCTGGAACTGGATCAGGAAGAGGCCCACACTCACTATCATACGCATCAGGAACTGGTACGAATGAATTAATATTCTCATTAGCAATTGCTGCCGCAAACGCTGCTACTAACGCTGATGACGTTCTTTCTGTTGGTGCTCAGACTATTGCATTAAATAGTGGAACTATCAAGGATGCATCTGGCACTGCTAGTGATGCTGCTCTTGTAATATCTGGAGCGGTAGGAACTGCTGCTGGAACAGTGACTGTTACCGCATAACATAAAAGTTAATATGATGTGATATGAGATTTGATGAATTGAATGAAGACAACTACATGATGTTTGCCATTAAACATTATGAAAACCCACAAGCAGTAACTCAAGAGGACTTCTATGAAGACCTTAAAAAGTTTAAATATATAAAAAGACTTCTGAAGAGATATCAGAAGTCTGGTGAGTTGAAGTCTCATCTTTTATTAAATCATTTCATATGTTTGTATAATGTCTTTGATGACGCTGCTACCCCATTGCTCTTTTTTAAAATAGACAAAGAGCTCTGGTCTGTTCTTAAAACATTTTTACTGTTTTTAGGAAGAATACCAGAGTATCCTAAGTCAGCGGTTCATGATATCCCTGTAGATGTCGAGTGTCTAGGAATGCTCAATAAAGTCTGATGAACGATGATAGACTAGAAAAAATATGTAAAATAGTAAGGACTTTGAAAGAAGAAGGCCCTACTATGTCTGTTGGCGCTGGCGGATATACAGGCGCAGCAGATCCAAAAGGCCCTGTCGCAGGGTACGACCCAGTATTAGCTAAAGTAGATAGACGTAATAAGAAACAGAAAAATTATCCTAAAGAGTATGTTCAGATGTATCGAGACGGATTAAAAGGTAATCGTCTGAAGAGTGTGATGACGTGAGATGGAAGATAATACGAACGTTAATGCAGCAATATTAGAAAGACTCGAAAAAGTTGTTGAATCTTTACAAGATAATTCTGTGAAGATGGGACAACTTCTTGCTGTGCATAATGAGAAGTTAGATAAACAAGACCGCATAGACGCAGTTTTATTTGAGAAGATAGAACAAGTAGATCAAAAATTAGATCGTCATGCAACAGATATTAAAAAAGGATGTGAAAGAGACATCATGCTTGTTGATAATCGTTTAAGAACAATCGAAAAGAAAATGTGGACAATTGCAGGGTCTTTAACTATTATAAGTTTCATAGTTTCACCGATTGGTCAGAGATTTTTAAAAGGTACGTTGACACAACCAACACAATCAAGTAATATAGAAGTAGTTGAACCATTAATTATTGAGTTATCTTGATGACAAATATCTTGGATTGATCTCTCCACGACTGGAGAAGTTCAAAAAGATTAGAGCAGGGGTATATAATTTTAGATGTCCTTACTGTGGAGACTCACAGAAACATAAGAACAAAGCAAGAGGATACATATACCAAAACAAAGCAGACTATAATTTTAAGTGTCACAACTGTGGCATGACTCGTTCGTTTACCTATTTTTTGAAGGATCAAGATCAACCTCTATATGATGAATACATCATGGAAAGGTATAAAGAAGGTCTTACAGGTAAAGGAACTGTTACACCTGAACCAAAATTTACATTTCCTCAACCTAAGTTCCGAAAGAAAGATATATGCGATGAACTCACAAAAATCTCAGAACTAAATACTACACACCGAGCGAAAAAGTATCTCATCAATCGTGGTATAAACGAAGACACTCTTAGTAAACTCTACTACTGTCCTAATTTTAAAGAGTGGACAAACAAGCATAAGAAGATCTTCGATAATACTAATCACGATGATCAGAGAATCATCATCCCTCTTCGACACTCAGATGGCCAACTCTTTGGTTATCAGGGTAGGTCACTTGACCCTACATCGAAGATGAGGTATATTACTGTGATGTTAGATGAAGATGCACCTAAACTTTATGGGCTGGAAAAGATCAATACCCAAAAACCTATCTATATCCTCGAAGGGCCTTTCGACTCCCTCTTCGTGGAAAACTCGATTGCTATGTGCGGCTCCGATATTGATATTAGGTCGTTTGGTTGGAGCGATTATATTTGGGTTTTTGATAACGAACCTCGCAACAGAGAGATCGTCAGTCGAATCGAACGATGCATCAATCGTGGAGACAAAGTAGTAATTTGGCCATCACACATACAGGAGAAAGACGTAAATGAAATGATTCTTGCAAAATACGATATCTGTACTATACTAAAAAGTAGTACTTACTCTGAACTAACAGCAAAACTAAAATTAAATCTTTGGAAGAAGGTATGAGCAACGGAACAAAAGTAAAGAAAAGAGACGGTTCAATTGAACCATTGAACCTTGAGAAGATGCACATCATGTGCGAAGAGGCTTGTAAGAATCTAGCAGGAGTTTCTGCAAGTCAAGTTGAAATACAATCAGGTATTCAGTTTTATGATGGTATTACAACTGCTGAGATACAGGAAATATTGATTAGGTCTGCGAGTGATCTTATTAGTTTAGATAATCCAAACTATCAGTATGTTGCTGCAAGATTATTACTATACTCTCTTCGTAAGAGTTTGTATGGTAGGTTGTGGGAGTTGCCACATTTGATGGATCACATTCAAGAATGTATCAAAAAGGATGTGTATGATGCTGATATCTTAGTCAAGTATTGTGAGGAAGAGATTGAACTTTTAAATGGTATAATTGATCATGGTCGTGATTTCCTGTTCACTTATGCTGGATTAAGACAGGTTGCAGATAAATATCTTGTGCAAGACAGAAGTTCTGGTAAGGTCTATGAGACTCCACAGTTCATGTACTTGCTCATTGCGATGACAATATTTGCGGATTATCCAAAGAAAACCAGACTCGATTATGTCACCCGATACTACACAGCGATCTCGAAACACAGGATCAATATACCTACACCTATTATGGGAGGTGTTAGAACACCCCTTAGACAGTTTGCAAGCTGTGTTCTTGTTGATGCTGAT